TTTATAAATATAAAACTGTTAATTATCTGATTCTCAATAAGCATCTGTTATTGATAGTCAATAGTGTGTATTATTGATTCTCAATAGGTATCTAATATTCTCATAAGCATCTCTTAAATATCTCATAAAGGGTCAGATCTTATGCAAGTTTAGCGAGCGTAGCATGAGACGAGCGTTTCGTCAAGGCCACGGATCGAAATTTTCCCAGAGAAGGCAGGTTTTATGTGTATTTCGTTACATTATAAGCACTTATAGTATAAATATACTACATTGTGTTGACTACGAGATCTTTACTACGAGATTTCACTACGAGATACTTGACAATCTAGTCGAGATCATGTATAATCATTATATACAAAGCTCAATTCTCTACTAGATTCTCATGGAAGATTACGTTTGGGACTACGAGATCTCCTGCCACGATCTCGACGAGAATTACACATACAATATGCAAGATGACATGCATGATCTCGACGAGGAATACGCACGAGATTCATACACATACACAGAGCTTGCATATGTACATTATGCGTAATACGAGATATGTGTACATTCACGTACATACATTATGATACATTCGTACTAGACACACACATTCCTACATTATAGCACGTGGGTCATGTGATGGTGCATGGTGTGTGCAGGTTTATGAGGTGTCACAACCTCTTTTTTTATTTCTTTTCATTCTCAATAAGGATTCGTTATTGATTCTCATTAAGTTTTTGTTATTGAGAATGTTACTTAGTGTTGCTAATAATATTTCATCGCAGGGGCCGTGACGAAGATTTTATAGTTCGTACCCCCGAACTTTTTTCATACCTTTATTATAACACCTCGGCCGACCTTTTCAACCAGCTGAGTGCCACTAATTTAAGTGTCACATGAAATCCCCATTCGTGGTGGATCTGGTTTATATTAAGTGTATGGAAAATTTTTTAACGATCAACGGGAAATCTTATTCTCACAAACAGATAAATCTGATTCGTGATTTTTTCACGGACGATCAGTGGACTGTCATAGACGGTGCGTTGAGTGAGTTCAAGGATCATGATCCAGATTATCTTGAGGAGGTCTACGGATCTGAAAACATTCTCACGGAAACTTTGGATATCATCTCTGAAGTTTACCGTAGTGCCTACTAACAAACTGGCACACCACCTCTTGCAAAAGAGGGCGGCCTAGATTATATTAGAAATGTGGCAGGATCTATCGTAGTTATGACACGGTTGGATTTATCCGTAAAAGATACCGTTAGGATCATAGAACGTAAGACCACACGCAAACCACACCACAAAAACACATGGAATACGAAGACCTCTTGTTGCAAGAATTGATGGAAACACCTGGTGAACTCTACGACCTGCCAGAAATGAAACAGGATGACAAGTTCGATGTTGAATCGTATATTGAGAAATCTGATTTTACGTGGTGATCAAATAATATTAAACAATGAAATCACAAGTAACCCTAAAAAACACCAAAGCAGAAATCTTTCAATCCTTTTTAAAAAATAAAGACGCATTGGAGGAGAGGAACTGTTTAGTTATCCTTAGTATAGTTCTTTTCTGTTTCGTTTGTCTCACGTAGTAGACAGTTATTAAAGTGGCCTATCTGTACACACAGAGGGTCATTTTTTGTTATAATGAGTATGTACACAAAAACACATTAGTAAATGAGTTACACAAGAAACGAACGAGCTCTGTTAAATCTACAGAACGATATCAACAAATTATTTGATTATGTTGGTGAAGAAAACGACCAAATTCCATTCACCTCGTTAAGAACATTTGAAAAGGCTTGTGTTGCATTCGTTAACGCTATTGAGGTTGAGTCATGATAGGTACCGCACCAACAATGAGAATGTATGAGTCAATACACCTTGGCCATACATTCTGGATAGACGATGACGGCCTGTTCATGAGTTGCCCAACTTTCAAGGATGGCTCCGTGGATATGGAAAATGCGGTGAGCGTGTACGACTGGGAGAACTGGGAAGAGGCCCACCCACATTTACCACACTTAATGCACGTGAACCAGATTTGTATACTAAAGAGAGACTCAGATAAGATAGACTATTATTCAAAATTATTCGCACAATAGTGGCCAGTAATTAAACTGTCCACCATCACCCCACTATCACCTGATCCTAGGTTATAGTAAGTACATACAACAAAAGGAGCAAATTATGCAACTCACCCCAATTGCGTCAAACATGACACAAGTTGATCTCAACGGTTTTCAAGTTTTATTTTCATATAGAACCCCTGTTGCCTGTATATCTGATGATAATCAATATTATAGAACAGAAAAGTTTTGGTCAGTCACCACCAGTAGACACATTAACAAATGGTTAGATGGTGAAGTAGCAACAGAGCAACCCCAAACATATTTCGACAATTTGGCCAATTAACAAACTGTCCACTATAGCCCCATTCGTGATGCGTTTGGGGTTATAATAAGTATGTACACAAATGAAGGACTCTATGACCTACACAACTGACCAATTCAACAAAGACGTTTCAGAGTTGAGAAGATTGATAAAAATGTGTGATGATTTACAGAAGAAACAGGATAAAAATACAACTTACTTAATAAACCAATTCAACGGAGGTAAGTAAAATGGTCAAATCAAAAAGACAAATCAAACTATCTGTCCTACATGAGAAACTATGCGACCTAGGCTGGGACTATACAGCAGGCCGTATGTCTAGATCAGGGATGCAGGTTTATGATGAGATTATGCAATACTTAGGAGCCCTAGAGCCTGATGAGCATTGGAATGAGGATGTTTATGAGTGCAAGGGAGGCTATCATTAATGAAAAATATACACTTAGAACACCCCGAAGACACAATTTTAACAGGAGATCTATCCGTATTAGATGCGTTAGAGTTAGAGCAGGAAATATCCGTCAAGTATGACGGAGCTCCCGCTATCGTATGGGGAAAGAACCCAGCCACAGGCCGTCAGTTCGTAGGCACGAAATCCGTATTTAATAAAGTTAAAATCAAGATTTGTGAAAGCCCAGCTGATGTAATGACTCATTACGAGGGCCACCCTGTTCAAGATATTTTACTTGAGTGTTTGAAATACTTACCAGACACAGAAAATATCTATCAAGGTGATTTTATCGGCTTTGGTGGTGAAACAGAATATCAGCCAAATACTTTGGTTTATGATTTTGATGATGAAGTAAAAGAACAAATAATAGTAGCTCCACATACACAGTACACCACAACAACAACTTTAAAAGATGCAGAAGCAAAACCAATTAAGTCTAATCTTGACGGCACTTTTGACTGTTTATTCATTAAGCCTAACGCAGGTACTAGTATAGGCCAATACAATAGATACGGATCTAAGTTTGATTTTAAAAACTATCTTAAGTTCGTTAAACAGATGGCCAGCATGGTTACGTTTTTAACTGCATCAGATGCAAAAGCCATGAAAACGGAATTAAATAGGTATATCAGAAATGGCCATTATATTCACCCCGAAGACTTCGGCAATGAGTTATTAATTTCATTGTGGGTGAGTGTTAAAAACTTAAAGATGATGGCTTTGAGCCAGTGCCGTCATAGGTGGGGCCCTGATGCGTACTTGATGGATGAGGGAGGAAACCCAGAGCTTATTGATGCTGAGGGCTACGTAATTCATAATAAAATAGGATCATACAAATTAATCGACAGAGAATGGTTTAGCCATGCAAACTTTAACAACACCAGATGGGCCAATGCGAAAACTAACTGACACGGAATTTAACTATCTTAAGGAGCTCTACGTTGACAGAATCGTAGAGGGCATGATGACAAAAGACTTAGTTCGTTATGTTATGGAACGCGAGCAAGAGTGGATCGACTCTTTAACCTATACTGAGGCTATGGATGAGTTAGAAAGTTATTTTGACGAAATGTTCACGGATACTGTAGAGGAAGCCCTAGCCGATATCAAGGAATTTGGGCCAGATTACAAACCGTCCACTGAAGACACACGTTTCTAGCCAATGCGTTATAATAAGTACATACACAAAAGGATTTCTTTATGACTTCATTAGACACAGCACTTGGCACTTCAGAGTTAACCGAAGAGTTAATTAAAGAGTACATAGAGGATGAGGGCTATGAGAGAGAAGATATGGAGGAATTCATCAAGGAGCACGGTGACAGGGCTTTTCAATTAGATTATCAGGACTATTTGGCCGCAATTGATGATATGGGCTCTGAAGTAGTCGAAGCATTTATTGAGGAGTTTTCAATCAATGACGTAAGTAGCTGCCGTGATGCGTACATGGGCTGTTACAGATCAGGTGCAGAATTTGCAGAGCAAATGGCCTCCGACTGTGGCGAAGTGATGAACCCGATGGCCAGCTGGATAGAGATCGACTGGGAGAAGAGCTGGGAAAATTTATCTTACGACTATTGCGAATACGACGGACACATATTCAGCCAGTATTATTAGTGGCACACGGGCCCTTTCATTAGGGCCCATTATCCCTTATAATAAGAATAACAAACAAACAAAGTTTTAAAACTATGTACGATCCAAACGACCTAAAGGAATTAACTTCAGACATTATGTACACAGAAAGAGTGATCCGCAAGCCAAACAAAGTCGTAAGATATTATTTTGAAAATGGATATGGAGCCAGCGTAGCATGCCATGAGGGATCATATGGTGGCCCAGATGGACTGTATGAAATGGCCCTGTTGAAAGGAGATAATTTACATTATGACGAAAGCGGGATTTGGGCTGATGTAATAGGTTATCTAACATTTGCGGAGGTTTGGGCATATATGAAGGAGATTGCAGAGTATTAGGCCACTTCACAAAGTGGCACTCAACTGCTTGCAAAGTGACCCCTTTTGTGTGTATAATAGTAGTATACAAAGTTCAAAACAGATTTAAAAATTATGTTCACTATTCAAAAATTCATCGAAGTTCCAAATACAAATATTAAGGAACCTGTCACAGGTTTTGCTGATGACCTATGCTACGACATGGCACAGCAATTTGGTCATGCTCAAATCGTTTGGTATGCTCTAAACGGAAACCGCGTTGTTGACGGAGAGTATACAGACAAAGACTAAACTGTCACACGGGCCCTTCCATTAGGGCCCATTATCCATTATAATAAGTACATACACAAAAGGAGTTTCACACATGATCCAAACAAAGACAGAAAGATTAATAAACAGAATCAAAGAAAAAGAGTCATTCAATGACGTGGCTTATGTTTGCGAAGATTTCGAAACATTTATTGAAGAAGTGGCTGAGTGGGGAGTAGACCACGCAGCAGGAGTTGACTTTGACGACCCAGAGCTAAACCTTGAGCAGTTAGACGCATATTTTGCATCTTTCGGCTGCACACCTTCAAACCCTCATCCAGCTGGGAGGTACGCATAATGAGCCACCCAGTAAACGACTCAATTTTAGAAACCCTCTTTGAAGAGGCCCTCGCAGAAATCGGAATTGCTGAGGATTCCCCATTCTTTGCAGATGCTGAGAAAATAGCAGGGGAAATGGCCATGAACAAATTCTTAGAGATGGGCTAAGAAAAGTCAAGCGGGTGAGTGCCACTTAATGAACTGGCCCTATACTCACCACGCTGCCATAAAATCCGTTATAATAATAGTATAAACAAAAGGAGATCCACTCATGGTTCAAACAACATTCAATCTTTCAGACATCGGAACAGACAAATATAATGGTTGGTCAAATTGGACTACGTGGAACTGTGCATTGTGGATTAACAATGACATGGGTTTCTACGGAATCGCTCAAGAGGTAGAAACATTCGGTGAGTTTTTACTTTGGGTTCTACCTGAGAATGGCGAAGGCAAAACACCTGATGGAGCAATCTGGCAGGAAGCAGATTTAACAGAAATGACAGAATTAATACAGGAGATCAAAGCATGAAACCATTAGACCCCAAAGTCTATGAAGCCCTGCTTAAAGCAGAAAAACTAAAACGTCACCTAAAGGAGCATTAAACATGACAGGAATTGAACTTTTTATATTGATTGGCGGCTGCTATGCATTATACACTGTAGGAGTGGCCATTGCAACCGAAATGGATTACAGACGTGCCAGTAAAACAACTGGCCCTAAACCAACTATTATAGTGAAAAAACCATTATAATAAGTATATACAAAACAAGGATTAAAATCAATGTTCAAAACAGACGGCTCAGTCCACACATCAGGTATTAAAAACGAACTTAATACAATCGACTTTCTAAATGAGACTGGCCTATTCGCTGAAGAGGTTAAGCACTTCGGAGGAACAAAGAGCAAAGCCGACGCAAAGGCAGGGGACGTTAATATTTCAATCAAGCATAAGAAGGGGCTAAAGAATGGGTCTTTTGACTGGGTGAACACATCAAAGATTGATGGCCTAGTAGATACAAAGGAGTTCGAAGACTTTATCCTATTGACTAAGTTATACAGAGACACACCCGAAGCCGAGAAGCAGGTTGAAAACTTTCGCCAGTACTTCGCCAGCCATTGCTCAAACCAGTTGAACGCAATTAAATCTGATGCACTCACCACATGGCTCAAGCAGGTCATGTTAGAAGAGAATCATGGCATGGTCATGGTCATAAACGACACACAGGCCAAGCAGGTGCATATAGTCAAAGAAGAAAACCTTAAGACAGTTCAATTACTTAAGAAGGGCTGGACTGCTGAATTTCAAAGAGATTGGAAAGGGCAGAGCAGCCGTAAGGTCATCTTAAGATCATCAATCACAGGAGCTATAATAGACACAGGGCTCAGACTTAGACTAACAAGCAACAACGGAATTAAAGCATTTTTAGGCCTAAGCAAAGCCAATAAGAGTTCACAGGTTGTACTCAAGCTCCAACAGGATGGCATCTCAAATCTATTGGACACAGCAACAGACACAGCTACTATGCCTTATTAGTGAGCCAGACAGTGTAAGGGGGCCGATCCCCCCTTATATAAAAACCGAAAGAGACCCTAACCTACAAAGTGTTACGGAAGCGAGATAAATGTTTCTTGTTATACAAAAATTTTTTCCCCTATATAAAAACATGTAAGGTCGTTTCATTAATGCAAAAAAATTTCGGACATATTTTTTCGACCATAGAGGTCGATCCCGCAACTGGAGAGTATAAGATTATAATACCAGAAGCAGTTATCAATGAGATGGGATGGTTCGAAGATACAGAACTTAAATGGAACTTGGTAGATAAAGAAGTAATATTAACCGAAGATACAGATTGATTGACAACGACTATATAAGATGATATAATTGGATTGAAAGGAATTTAATTTTTATGGCTAAAGGATTCACGGTGAAGGCAAAAACACCGACTGCACAAAAGCAAGTGCAAGAATGGGATTACGATAGAGCTAAGCAGTTGGTAAAAGGGAAGGCAATAGTATTCTGTTTACCTGGCCGCGGAGTTTCATATCAGTACCTAAAGAGTTTCGTACAACTATGCTTCGACTTGGTTCAGGCTGGTGCAAGTATACAGATATCTCAAGATTATTCATCAATGGTAAATTTCGCCCGTTGTAAATGTTTGGGTGCTAATGTACTCAGAGGGCCTAAGCAATTACCATGGGATGGAAAACTAAAATATGATTGGCAACTATGGATTGACTCAGATATAGTTTTTAATTCTGAGAAGTTCTTTCAGTTAGTCTTAATGGAAAAAGACTTAGCAGCAGGTTGGTATGCTACAGAGGATGGTAAAACAACTTCAGTTGCTCACTGGTTAGAAGAAGATGATTTCCGTAACAACGGTGGAGTCATGAATCATGAAACAGTTGAAAGTATGAGTAAGAGAAAGAAACCTTTTACAGTAGACTACACAGGTTTCGGATGGCTTCTTATTAAAAAGGGAGTATTTGAAAACGAAGGTATACCTTATCCATGGTTTGCACCTAAGATGCAGGTCTTCGAAAGTGGCGAGGTACAAGACATGTGCGGTGAAGACGTTTCTTTCTGTCTTGATGCAAAAGAAGCAGGTTACGAAATCTGGTGCGATCCACGTGTGCGTGTAGGACATGAGAAAACAAGAATCATATAGTATTCTCATAGATGGGAAGGAGGTATACTCAAACCTCTCTCAGAACGAATACTTCGATCAAATGGAGGACTTGGCGATTGAATTCTACAAAACAGGTTCTCCACATCCTGATACAGTAAAAACTAAGATTAACAAGGAGTAATTATGGC